AAGACACTACCATAGGAAGTTTATAGATAAGAACAGAATGTTTAGATCTAAGCCTGTACATGATTGGAGTTCACACGCTTGTGATGCTATGCGTTATCTGGCTGTTGGAATCCAAGAAATAAATACTAGACAATCTGCACCGCAAAGTGTAGCAGATAACGAATATAGGATTATATAAATTATGGGATTCTTATCACCAAAACAACCATCGTTGCCACCAGTGCAACCTTTACCTGAACCGCCAAAAGCAGAACTGTCGGAAGCAGAGAAAGCAAAAGTAAAAGAAGAACAAGATGCAATTATTAGAAGACGTAAAGGCAGAGCAAGTACAATATTAACATCTCCATTGATTGACGAAGCAACAACAGAGAAGAAAACTTTACTAGGATAATATTATGGGTGGATCAATACCAAATCCTTTTAAACCAAAACCAGCTCCAGCTCCTACTCCTGCACCAACTCCGCCAGCTCCAGTGGCTGTAGCACCAACTGCTGCGGAAGTATCTCAAGCAAGTGCAACAGAGATGGATGCTAAAGGAATTAAAAGAAGAAGACGTGGTAGATCTCCAACTATATTAACTGGAGCTGCAGGCGTATCAGAAGGTGCAACTTTAGGCACACCAACTCTTTTAGGATAATTAAATGGGTGAAACAGATTTAGTAAAAGATCTCTTAAAGAGATTTGGAAAATTAGTAACACAACGTCAAACTTGGGAATCGCATTGGCAAGAAGTGTCAGATTACATGATGCCAAGAAAAGCAGATGTAACTAAAAGAAGATCACCAGGCGATAAACGATCTGAATTAATATTTGATTCATCACCACTCCATGCTGTAGAATTATTATCAGCATCTTTACATGGTATGCTAACGAACCCTGCAACACCATGGTTCTCATTAAAATTTAAACAATCAGATTTAATAGATGAAGATGCAGCGAATGAATGGTTACAAGATGCAACAGATAGAATGTATGAAGCATTTAACAGATCAAACTTCCAACAAGAAATATTTGAATTATATCACGATCTAATTACCTTTGGTACAGCAGCAATGTTTATTGAAGATGATGAAGAAGATGTAGTTAGATTTTCAACAAGACACATTGGTGAAGTTTATATTTCAGAAAACAACAAAGGAAAAGTAGATACAGTATTTAGAAAATTTAAATTAACAGCACGAGCTTGTATTCAACAGTTTGGTGAAAAGAATGTTTCTAAAACAACAAGAGGAACTGCAATGAAAGATCCTTATGAAGAAGTAACAATTCTTCATGTTGTTTATCCAAGAGAGAATTACGATCCTAGAAAAAAAGATAACAAGAATATGCCATTTGCATCTTGCTATATTGAACCAGATAACAAACATGAAATATCTCAATCAGGATTTAATGAGTTCCCTTATGTAGTACCACGTTATTTAAAAGCATCATTTGAAATCTATGGCAGATCACCTGCTATGACTGCTTTACCAGATGTTAAGATGTTAAATGAAATGTCTAAGACAACTATTAAAGCTGCACAGAAACAAGTTGATCCTCCCCTATTAGTTCCTGATGATGGATTTATATTACCTGTAAGAACAGTACCAGGTGGATTAAATTTTTATAGAGCTGGCACAAGAGATAGAATTGAACCATTAAACATTGGTGCAAATAATCCATTAGGATTAAATATGGAAGAGCAAAGAAGAGGTGCTATTAGAGATGCGTTTTATGTAAATCAATTAATGATGCAATCTGGTCCACAAATGACTGCAACAGAAGTTGTGCAACGTAATGAAGAGAAGATGCGATTACTTGGTCCAGTATTAGGAAGACTTCAATCAGAATTATTAAGACCACTCATTGATAGAACATTTGCTATTCTGCTTAGAAAGAAATTATTTAAACCAGCACCAGACTTTTTATCTGGTCAAGATATACAAATTGAATATGTATCACCACTTGCTAAAGCACAAAGATCTTCTGAACTACAATCTATTATGAGAGCGATTGAAATATTTGGATCACTAGCTAATGTTGCTCCAGTATTTGATCATATTAATATTGATAACTTAGTAATGCACTTAGCTGACATTGTTGGAGTTCCTGCTAAAGTATTAAACTCTAAAGCAGAAGTAAATGCGATTAGACAAAACAAACAACAACAACAAGATCAAGCAATGCAAATGCAACAGATGCAACAAATTGCACAAGCTGGTGGAGCTGTAGCACCTTTAGCAAAAGCGTTACCTGAGGAGGCTAGAGCATTAGTAGCACCACAAGAATAACAACAGAAAGGAAAATAAATGGAAGAACAAATAAATAAATTAAAAGAAGCGTATAAAATAGTTTTTGGATCTGATCATGGCAAAGAAGTCATGGAAGATTTAGAAAAGAGATGCCACTATAATGCTACCACTAATATTAGAGGGGATAGTCATGAAAGTGCATATATGGAGGGACAACGCAGCGTTCTTCTATTTATTAAAAACATGCTGCTAAATGATAAACTAAAAGGAAAATAAAATGTCAGAAATACAGACAACTGAGGGAACTCAGCCTGTTGCAACTGAACAAACAACAACTGCAACAGCACAACCAATACTAAGCTCAACACAACAACAAACACAACCTGTATCTGGTAAGACTTGGAAAGAAGCAATATCCCAAGAATACAGATCCAATCCAAACATAGAAAAATTTACTGAACTAGATGCGTTAGCTAAAAGCTACATCAATGCAGTATCTATGATTGGTACAGATAAAATTCCATTACCAGGAAAATCTGCAACAGATGAACAGTGGAATGAAGTATATAATAAATTAGGCAGACCAGAATCTGCTGATAAATATACTTTAGAATTTAAAACTGATGTCGCACCAGTTGATGAAAATGTCATCAAAGGTTTTGCACAGAATGCTCACAAGCTAGGTTTAAATAATAAACAAGCTCAAGGCATACTAGAGTTTTATAAATCAACACTAGAAGGTTCTGCAAAAGAAATGTCAGTGAATATGGAATCAGCACAAGCCGAAGCTGCTAATACTTTAAGATCAGAGTGGGGTAAATCCTATGATGAGAACTTAAGAAAAGCATCTGCAGTTGCTCAAACATATTTAGAACCAGAACTTTTAGATACTCAATTAAGAGATGGTAGCAGATTAGGAGATAATCCTAAGGTTATAAAAGCATTTGCTAACATTGCTAATCTATTATCTGAAGATAAAATTATTGGCACAGAAGCTGATAATATACTTCAAGGTAGAGAAATTGAAAAAGAAATTGAAGATTTAACATCTGATAGACAAGGTGCTTATTGGAATAAAATGCACCCTAATCACAATAAAGTGGTTAATCAGGTGCTAGCATTAAGAGAAATGCTTAGCCAATAGGCTATTAATTTATTGCTTGCAATAAAAGCTATCTCAATAATCTTATTGCAATCAAATCAAAAATACTATATTGCGATTTCTAGGGAGATTTTTAATTAAATCTTCTTAGAAATTGTAAGACAATTCTATTAGAACCTTACTTGCCTGTTGGAAAGACAACCGACTAACAGTCGTTAAATGCAAGATAGCCTACCTCGGTGGTGGGGAACTTTCTGAAATAAACTTAAACTTAACTTAACAAAAGGAAATGACAATATGTCAAATCAAATAACAACTGCTTTTGTACAGCAGTACAGTTCAAACGTACAAATGCTATCTCAACAAATGGGATCGTATTTAAGAGGAGCTGTGGATGTTGAGTCAGTAGTAGGAAAGAATGCATTCTTTGATCAAGTTGGTAAAACAACTGCTGTTCTAAGAACATCTAGACACTCTGATACTCCACAGGTAGATACACCGCACTCAAGAAGAAGAGTTTCTCTTGCTGATTATGAGTGGGCTGATCTAATAGACAATGCAGATAAAGTTAGATTATTAATTGATCCAACATCTTCTTATGCAAAAGCTGCGGCTGCTGCTATGGGAAGAGCTATGGATGATGTAATCATTGCAGCTTTAGGCGGAACTTCATACACTGGTGAAACAGGATCTACTTCTGTTACATTACCAGCTGGACAGAAGCCTTACAGTGCATCACAAACTGATGGACTAACTGTTGTAAAACTTTTAGAAGCTAAAAAAATATTGGACTTAGCAGACGTTGATCCTAGTTTACCTAGATTCATCGTTGTTAGTCCAAAA